AAGGCGGTCCCGAAGATCGCCCCGGCTGCCACAAAGGCAGCCGCGCCTGGTTTCTTCAGTAAAGCGTTAGGTGTGGTAAAGAATGTGGTCCCAAAGGTTTCAGGCCTGGGCGGCATGGCGTTGAGGGGGTCGATGACTGTTCTCAAAAAAATTCCCGTCATTGGACCCGTAATTGAAGCCTTTTTTCTGCGCGGTAAGTATAACGATCTAAAAGCAGCCAAGGACAGCGGCTCCATCACCGAAGAGCAGTTCAAGAATATGATGATTGTTGAGATTATGTCTGCTATTGGTTCTATGGTCGGGGCAGGCGCAGGCGCCGTCGCGGGCGGCGGGGTTGCCTCGATACCGCTTGCGGTCGGAGGTTCGATTGCCGCGTCGAGTGCCGCGAGAGCGATGGCGATGAAGGTAACAGGTCTGACTAGCGAGGATTTTGATAAAGTTGCTACAGCAAGCGACAAAGCGGGTAGCGACGGTGGGAATACTACAATCATTGATGCTTCAGTAACTACCGATCAATCAACGACCACGACAGATAGTGGTTCTGGTCCGATTCATACTCCAGCACCCCCGGTTGCTGGCGTCACCCACGAAGCGGCATAGGGAGTAGATACAAATGGCAGAAGATGACGAACCCGAAATTTCTTTGGCGCAGCAGACTCTAAATGCGTCCGCCGATGTCGTGGACGCGGCCGGAGCATTTGCCGGGGACACGATCGATTTGGCCTCTGAGCAGATCGGAGCAGAACGGGATGCGTTAAATGCGCTATATCTAGATAAATATAAAAACTTTTTCCTTCAGTATCCTGCGAATGTAGATAATGCGGTCGAAGAGCGTCATTGGATTCGATTTGACGTTCAGGAAATCAAAGGCCAGACGCTTGAAACCCCCGACACCAAGGATGATGATAAGCTAAAGGAACCATTCGATTCAAAGTTTGGTGGTGCGTTTGGAAAGGCAATAGAATCGGGAGTAGAAAGGGCAGTCGGAGGAGTCAAGTCTGCGATCAATGTTCCTGGCCAGCTCATCACGAGGACGGCCAATGAATTTCTAAACGAAATCCCGGTGGCTGGTGGATTAGCAAAACAGTTTCTTTCTGGTTCAAATGAGTCAAAAGCTAGGGGGCTTGGTTCTATTCTACTTTATGCTCCCTTCAGTCGAACTGACACTGCTGGATTTCAATGGCAGACAAACCAATCAACTGGATTTATAGGGCAGAAATTTTCAAGCGGGGTTAAAGGAATATCAAAAACAGTTCGTGATGTAGCGAATGCCAGCGCCTCGGCATTGCGCGGAGACGCGGCGGCACAGGGGTCATTCGCAGCGGCCGTAGGCACTTACGGCGCATTGTTTGGTGCAGATGAGATTAGCAAGGCTACTGGAGGTTTCGCTCCTAAAGTCCGCGATCAATTGCTTAAATCCGAAGGCGTGGCGTTCAATAATCACGTTGAGTCATTCTTTTCGGATGTACAAATGAGAAGCTTTGAATTTACTTTCCAACTATCACCTCGTACTCCAAGTGAAGCGCGCGAGATTCAACAGATTATTAAGATGTTTAAGTACGCTGGGCATCCTGCGCAATATGAAGGTCTATCTGGCGTCTTTTTTGCGTATCCGCAGGTATTTGACATTGAAATATACAACCAAGACCAGACTCATAAAATTGGCACATCAGCACTCACCGGAATGTCAACTACATATGGTGGAGACACGCGCAATAACACATTTTACGACAATCATCCGGTTCAGGTCAATCTATCATTACGGTTCACTGAGCTTGAAATTCTTGACAAGGACAAGGTTGATAAGGGATTCTAAATGCCAAAACAATTCTTTAACTCACTACCACTCGTCGGATATGACATCAACAATGATGGTAATATTAAGACCGCCACGAATATTCTGACACGAATAGCAAGGAAGGCAAGTCTTGCGATAGAAGGTTCTATATTCTATAACTATCCAATGCAAGATGGAGACACAGTTGAGATCATCGCAGATAAATATTACGGGAATCCAAAGTACCACTGGGTAGTAATGCTCATCAACAATGCGCATCATAACGTATATGATTTTCCATTGAACACAAGAACATTTGATCGATATATCGTGGACAAGTATGGATCATATGAGGAAGCGGTAGGCATTACAAAGACACTATCAGACGCTAACACATATAGCTCGTTTGGTGTATATTCAGAAACTCACAATGAAATTCAAACAACGAGTAACAACCCTCTGCTTGTAAGTGGTACAATTCCAGCCGGAAGCACCACCACGATCAAAGCTACAGCCGCGAGCGATCCATTCTCTACATTGGGAGTAGGGAACATGGTTGAATTGTTTGTGCCTAGTGCATGGCATGATGTCAATAATAATACATCAGAGATGCTGGGATACTCACATCCCGCAGAGATTCTTGCAAAGTCTACGCGAAGTGATGGTACATATGCCATCTCAACTAACATGGACTCAAGACGGTATCCTGCGTTTGATTGGCAAGAAGATGGGTTTCTTAAAACAGAATCCGGTGTCACGAGCCAAGTGACATCACCGGCAACAGCAAATCAAACACACATTTGGTTGTCCACCGATACAGAAGGCGGTTTATATGCCACGAATGGATTCATTACATTCACTGAAACTCCGGGTGAAGGCGTTGATTCAGCGTCTCTTGTCGGTAACAATTTTCCAATCGAATCATATGATGAGACATATAATATCGTAACGCTCGGTGAGAATTATAAGCTCCCAGAGGAATTCAAAACCGGTTGGGCATATACGATAACATATGGTGGATACCACATCACGTCCGGTGATGTTGGTGATGTTCGTATTGAGGGCGATGACATTACTCTACGCAGCGCTGTCCATCACTTTGAGATGGATGTGTACAGCGATGGGGGGACTCTGCTTCTGAATGATCATCAAATCACAAAGAATGAGTATGTGAATAGTAGTGTCGGTACTGCCGCAAATAAGCGCATAGTGAATAACTATGATTTTGAACTTGATGATGATAATAGTAAGCGCAATATAATTCTATTGAGATTGGAACTTCTGCCGGAATTTGTGAAACAATTCACCAATCTGCTTAGCGGGAAATAATCATGCAAACTGACAATGATAATATGGTAAGATCCGGTGATGGTGTTGTTGAAAGTTGCTTGGTATTCTCTTCTGTTAATGCTAATCCATTCGATCTTACTGCCCTTTGGATGACCATTTCGATTTATGAGTCTATTGGGACGGATTATCATCGCCTTGAGATGAGCTTCACTGATAATCAGAATTTGATTGAAAAGATTCCTATCATTGGCAACGAGAAGATTATCATTCGATACAAGACACAAGGGGCCAAGGAAACCAGAATTTTTGCCGGAAGAATTGTGTCTATCCCTGTTAGGACAGAGATTAATCAATCAACACGGGCATTCGTGATTGAAGCGATTACTGAAGAGTTCGTTTATAACCAGAAGATTAAGTTTTCAAAGTCTTATAATAATATGCTCATCAGTGATATGGTGAATGACATCTTTGATCAATATATTAATCCTGTTTCGGGTAAAGAGATTGCAATCGTTCCGACGATAGAACAATCTTCTAAGATCATCCCAAACTACAGCCCAATGCGCGCAATTAACTGGTTGACAAAATGGGCTCGGTCACCGGATTATCGTGAGGGTGCTAGTTATGTGTTCTACCAGAACACCAATAATTTCTTCTTCGGGCCCGTTGAGTATTTGATGGATCCCAGTCGGACACAAGGCTCATCTATACCAAATTATACTCATTCAAAGAACGTAATGACAGGGGATGCTAAATCAAAGGATATTAGTGCAGGGCTGTATAATATTATAAACTTCTCGACCCGGACTATAGATCATATGGAGATGATTAGAGAAGGTGCCATGGCATCTTCTATCCTGTCCCATGACTTAGTTCTTGGAACCCGAACTAAGACCACATATGACTATTTTGAGTCGTTCGATGATATGATACATTTAGAACAGAATCCTATATCAAATGATGTTAGGATGGGGCAATATTCCGATAGCCGAGTTTTACTTAATCCCCAACACTACTCGGCTTTTGGCGGAGAACTAAATAGTAACGAAAATCCAAAGACAGCACTATCTCGTTTTAGTCAGTTGAGTCATCTTAGGGGAAGTGGATTGGATATTCTCGTTCCGGGTGATAGTAATAGAACTATTGGTGAAGTTGTCAATGTGGAGCTTCCTTCCGTGGGCCCAAACGCAAAAGAAGATACGTTAGGTGACAGTGATAAATACCTATCCAGTAGGTATCTTGTTTGGGGAGTTCGACATGAAATGACACGAGTCCCATCCGGGTCCGTTTCATATTATTGTCATATGAAGTTATTTCGAGATTCATCTCGAACGGAAATACCAGCACAGGTGGCGTTTCCGTTCGGACAATCATAGCAGAATTAGGAGAACCCCATGCTAACATTCAAAGAACACCAACAGCTCGACGAGAAGGCTATTCTTTTCCAGCAAGGACAGAATTACGGTCAGATTGTATTTTTGGCAGGCGGCGCTGCGTCTGGTAAGGGATTTGCTCTGGATAACTTTATGCAGCCTGATAAGTTCAAGGTGCGTGATGTGGATGAATGGAAGAAAGCTCTTATGAAGCTAGATGCGATTGCTGTTGATGTGGACAATAATTATAAGCAGAAGGGGATCGACACTAAAGCAAAGTTCGGTGTTCGTGCGTCGGAACTCAATCTGAAGAATGAAGAGGATGTGTTCCGACTTCACGATATGGTGGATCAGCTCGGATGGAAGGATAAGACGCTGGATCTTCTTCTTGGCGGCGCGAAGAATGCAGATCGTCTCCCCAATATTTTATTTGATATCACAATGAAGAATACGAATCAGGTGAGCAAAACCCTTCCGAAGCTGCTCTCACTTGGATATAAGCCAGAAAATATTCACCTTGTCTGGGTTCTAACAAACTTCAATGTTGCTCTTGATCGAAATAGATCCCGCCCCCGAAAGGTGCCAGAGTACATCGTTAAGCAAACACATACAGGCGCTGCTACCACAATGATGGAAATTGTGAAAGGAAATATCCCGCGCGGAATGGATGGGCGCATTACCGTTGTGCTGAATAATAACGAAGAGACGATATTCTATCTCGATAAAGATGGCGAAAAAATGAACCTTGTTAAGAGTTTTACGAGTATTGATCTGAAGCGAGAAGGAAAGCGGTTTGAGAAGGATGGGTATGTGGATAATCAGATTCATAAGTGGGTGATGAAGAACGCCCCGAGGGAAGTCGCTAAGGATATTAGGAACCGATAATATGAAAAGTGGAATGGGGCTAAATGGGTTTGTCTGGTTCGAGGGGGTCATCGAAGATCGAATGGACCCGCTCGGGCTCGGTCGGTGTCGTGTCCGCGCGTTCGGGTTCGACTCAGAGAATCGCGGTGAAGTCCCAACCGAGCATCTCCCTTGGGCATACCCAGTTCTTCCTCTAAATAGTGACAGTGGTCAGGTTCACGCACCCAAAGAGGGAACGTGGGTGATTGGATTCTTTCGTGATGGCGAAGATGCACAGGATCGTGTAATCTTTGGGACAATCAATACGGGAGCATATAATGGCACATGACGGAACTTCACATCCAGATTTGCCGAATGCTCCCGGGCTTACTTCTTCGGTTCCAACTCCATTGCCGAATGCTCCCGGGCTTACTTCTTCTGTTGCGGAAGATCTTCCGGTACCCGCAATTGATCCAGATGTAGCAGGTGCCTTGGCCGCCCTAGATGGAGTGCCGCCCTGCGCAGACATCGCTGGAGTTATCCTCAAAGAATTCCCTGATATAAAAGTAGTGGTGGATCTTTTGGCGGCAGGTATAGGGGCCGCGGAAGGAATCTATGCGAAGACCCTGACCCAAGATCCCACCTCTTTGACGGATCAGGCTAAAAGTGCATTTACCGATGCGTACACGAAGACCGAGCTAGCCGTGATTAATGCTGCAAGAGATCTCAAAGGGGCCGCCGAAGAGATTGCGGCCGAGGCCAAGCAAGCTGTATATGATGAGATAGGTAAAATCGGTCAACTATATGAGGCCATAGCCCAAGGCGTGCTTGACATAGGAACAGCCATCGAAAATCTCGATGAAGCTGCAATTGCCGCTATGGAAACTCAGTTTCCCGGATTTAAGAATGCCATAGAATGTCTCAAGGGTGGACCAGAAGGATCTCCCGTCCGTGAAGCGGCGGGTGAAGGTGCCAAAGCTCAAACAACAACTCCGGCGCCAACAAGCCCGGCAGCCAAGAAGATTCCTGACAGTGTTCTTGATGAAGAAGACCTGAATCTTGCATTGATATCGATTCCCGAAACGAGCGAGATTATTACGGCGCGGGCGATAATTATAGGGTTTGAGAGTTTTGAATCCAAGGCTTACTTGGATCCTGCGACCAGAAACATATCTTTGAGCGCCTACCGCGTTGGGTATGGTAGCGATACCCTTACGGCAGAAGATGGTACCGTTACACCAGTCACGCAAGACTCTATTACCACAGTGGCCGCAAGCGAGCGCGATATTGAGCGAAGACTTACCACAGAATTTGGACCCCGCGCCCGGAACAACGTTGGAGCGCAGTATTACGACGAATTACCGAATCAAGCCAAAGCAGCTTTAATTTCTTTGACATATAATTACGGGAACGTCGTCACGTCAGTCCGCGCGGCTGTGGCTACTGGTGACCTAGAGACAATTGCAAAATCAATTGAGGCGCTCTCAGACAACCGCAGCCGCAGAAAACAAGAAGCAAATCTAGTAAGGAATGCTGTAAGAACTCAAAAGGTATTCGAAGAGGAGTATCCCCATGTATTTACGGATCCAGATGAATCAACATTGAAATATTATGTGTACCCAGGAAACTCCGTATATAACACGAACTCCGACAAAGATCCTGTTGCTTTATTGGAACTCGCTTCGACGTTCCCAAATAAAGATCTCACACAATTGCCAGTAATGATTAACCCCACCACGATCAATTCATCAACAAGTGAGGAATTGGTGGGCCGACCAGAAGTGGATTTACCCGAAGATCCGAAGGATACCTTCAAGGAGCTTGATGACTTGATAGAGGAGACGGGGCTCCAACAGGGGAGCATTATCATAACCACAAGAAGCCGCACGCCGGCGAACGTAATAGAAGGCGAGTTTGAGGATAGTGCATCTACTACAGGCGTGGATGACTTTGGACGCGAAGTGACCACAACATACGGGTCCACGAGGTCATGGGATCCAGTTAACGGATGGAGTGACGCATGAGCGATGTTCTAACAAAGATGATATCGATTGCGAATCAGAAAAAGTTTCCGCACGTTAGACTTCCGGCCGACTTTATGACAGATGAGGGTGAACCAAAAGAGTTTACCGGATCATCCTATCGTAAGATAGGGGTTGATGGGTTTGTTGACGATCGAGTGCGGAATGCCAACAACTTTGTGGATTATGCCCCACGTCGCTTCAAGTCAAATATGGACGGTACTGGTATGAACGTCCACGAAGAATATCCACAGTCATCGGCGCACATCGGTTGGCCAACCACAGTCGAATCCAATGTTCCTCGGCAAGCACGCGGGCAGAAAGCGGACACGATGACACAAGCGCACGACCAGCAGACAACGTTTGATGTGGCTGTTGCTACTTTCTTTGAAACGGGCCCGGGGCTCGATGGCGAGCAATCATGGCCAGGGAGCCACACATCAAGTACAAAGCAACTACCGAATCCATTTAATGCGACCTATCCATATAATCATGTTCGCAACACAGAGTCGGGTCACCTGTTTGAAGCTGACGATACACCCGGAGCAGAACGTATCAAGGAAGCGCATCGAACCGGAACATACTATGAGATCGGTCCTGATGGATCGCGTGTTACTAAGATCGTTCGCGACGACTTCACCGTTATCGTAGGAGATGAACGTGTCAACATTCAGGGATCCGCTATTATCACGGTTGAAGGTGACTGCAACTTCTATACCAAAGGCAACTTTACACATCAGGTAGACGGAGACTATAATCTGCTTGTTAAGGGTAAAAAGACCGAGCGCGTNCGTGATGAGGTGGTTAATTCTTACCACTCAGACTATGACCTAAGAGTCGGTCAACCGATTGCTGCAACTAGACTTGGTATCGGAAAAGGGAACGGTGGAGGAAATTATCGCATCAAGGTTGGTGGCTCATATCAGATTGAAACGCAAGGATCTGCGATTGAGATTTTTGGTGATCCCATTGGATTCGCAAGCGGGATTATACCAAATTCGTCGCGGGTTCTCGTAGGAAATTATGCGGAAACGATTATCGGGCAAGCGTCGAAGTTTGTGGGTGGCACATATGCGGACGTTGTTGGTGGAATTCGCACAGATTATACAGTCGGGCTCCACGAAGAGACACATATTGTTGCTCACGAGACCACAACATATGGGCTTGAGCTGAACACACTCGTCGGCGGGCAAACGAACACCATCACAGGAACTCAGACGAACACCATCATAGGAACTCAGACGAACGCCATTACCGGCCTACAGACCAATGAGATCATGGGCCTCACGTCATATGATGGAGGGTTCGTATTGGTCAACGGAGTCAATGTCCAAACACACCTTCATTCCGCCCTTTCGCCTGCATCATATCCTACATCGTATAGTTTCGCGGACTTCGCGGCGCTTGGCCCGATCGATCAAGGAACATCTGGTCCGCCAGTGCCAGAGACAGACTGACACTAAATTTAAATAGCCTTGATCAGTTGCTATAAATAGAACAAACATTAGGAGCGTAACTCGTGTCTCGCAATACACCACTAAAGAACTTATCCTTTCGGGATTTGGATTTGAACTTCGATGTTCATCCCAATTCAAAGGACTTGATCACGCTCAAGGGAGATGATGCTATTTCGCGGTCTTTGCGTAATCTAATCCAGTATGATCACTATGAAAAACCATTCAATCCAGACTTCGGTAGCAATATCAGGCGAAGCCTATTTGAGAACTTCGGGCCCCAGACAGCAACCACGCTCAAAAATGAAATAACTCAGGTCATCCAAAACTATGAGCCCAGAGTAGATGTACAGTCTGTCAGTGTAAGTGCAGACGCAGATGAAAATCGGTATAGGGTGGTTATCAAATACTTAGTAGTAAATCAAGCAACAACTAGAACCGCACAGCTATTCTTAGAGAGGCTACGATAATGGCGAGTACCGACAGGCTAAACGTCACAGAGCTTGACTTTGATAGCATAAAATCAAGTCTCAAGCGATTTCTAAATGGACAGCCGGAGTTTACAGACTATGACTTTGAGTCTTCAGGGTTGTCTGTGCTTCTGGATATCCTTGCATACAATACGCACTATCAATCATTCTATTTGAACATGATCGCAAATGAATCCTTTCTTGATACTGCCACGACACGAGAAGCGATAGTCTCTCTTGCAAAGGGAATCGGATATACTCCACGCTCGATTACCGGGGCTGTGGCATATGTTGACCTAACATTCCAGCCAAATGATCTTGGTGGTGAGATTGATGGTGAAGCTTCGCCAGTATCTCGTCTTGGAGCAGAAGTCAACATTCCAAAGGGATCAGTCTTTACATCTGAGCTTTCCAGTAAGACATATTCATTTGTTACAACAGATTCATACATTGCTCGACCAACAGCTAATACGACAGGTGGATATCTGATCGGCGCGACCCAAAGTAGCGGAGTTGTACCATATACCGTTTCCGACATGAAAATAACTCAGGGTATATTTGTTAATGCTCAGTATATATTTAACTCACAAGTTGACCAGCAGTTTACTATCCCTAATAGCGGAGCAGATACTTCCACGATCAGTGTTCTTGTTACAGATTCAATCGCATCAACAGCCACAGAGGTGTACACGAAGGTTGACAACTACGCAAATCTTGACGGTGAGTCTACTTCATTCTTCGTGAATGAGGCGGCGGATGGACGATTTGAGATTTACTTCGGTGATGGTTTGGTTGGCAAGAAGCCCACGGACGGATCAATTATTGATATCACATACGTTGTCCCTGAACCGGAAGCAGGAAACGGGGCGACCACTTTCCGAGCTGATCCTCTTCGTTCTCCATTTTATGGAACTGGTGGATCAACTCACACATATAATCCAACCACATTCACGTCGATCAACGCATCTGGAGGGCGAGATCGTGAGTCGGCCGACTCGATTCGATTCCTTGCTCCGCTCAACTACGGAGCCCAGAATCGTGCTGTAACCAAGGAAGACTATGTTACTGCGATTCGCTCTGAGTATCCTCAAGTTGAGTCGGTTGCTGTATGGGGAGGCGAAGATGCTGAAATTCCACTCTATGGGCATGTTTATATTGCAATCAAACCATCAGAGGGGTTCTTTCTGAGTCAAACAGAAAAGCAAAACATCATTGATAATATTCTTGCGCCTCGAAACGTTATTGGAATTACTCCCGTCATTGTAGATCCAGATTACATATTCCTCCAAATCACATCCGATGTAACATGGAACCCACGACTAACAGGGCTCACCCAAGCTACTTTGAGAAATGGTATTGTGGCAGAAATTTTGGATTTTGGTGATAGTCAACTCGAAAAGTTTAAAGAGACGTTCCGATACTCTCCTTTCACGCAATTGATTGATAATTTCGATTCTGGAATTTTGGGTAATATTACCAGTGTGAATCTGCGAAAAGAAATCACCCCCGCAATCGGAACGGCCGCCAACTATACGATCAACTTCTCAAATAGCATCAACAACCTAAAAGGTAGCGTGACGAGTAGCGCGTTCACATACAACAGCTATTCAGATTGTAAACTAACTAACAATCAAGGGACAATTTCTATTACAGCGACAGGCGGAGTCGTTGTTGCTGATTCAATTGGAACGGTAAATTATACGACAGGGCAGATTGTCCTAAACGACTTTCTGCCGCAAAGTGTTGGGTCGGGAGGAAAATTGTCTATAATAGTCAAGCCAAGCGTGAACGACGTATTTCTGAACCGAGGGGAAATTCTATCCATCATCAGCGACGATGTATCCGTTACAATGAAGCAAGAGATTCAATAAATGATCTCGGCTAATAATAAAATCTCGGTCATCGTAGAAGATCAGCTCCCCGGCTTCATTCGAGAAGATCATGACAACTTCGTTCAGTTTGTTAAGTCATACTATGAGTTTTTGGAACTAACAAATCCTCCGGTGGATATGCCACTACGATTTGTCAATCCGAGTGAGACGACATATACCTCAACTAATAAATATGGAGCGGGGCCTTTACTTGTTGGCGAGACAATCAATCAATATGCGGACGCGGTTGACTCGACTATTATTACCGCAAGTGCTGTAGTATTTGCATATAACGCAACCGCTACGACGAAGACGGTAACGATTACTGGAATCGCAGGCACCACCGGATTGTTTATCGCAAACAAAGAAATCATTGGTGAGAGCAGCGGCGCTAAATATTGGCCATCTTCTAATATAAAGCAAGCTCCTACAGGCGCGCTCCAGGCGTCATATGACATTAGTAATATTCGTGATATGGATTTGATGTCAAACCAGTATATTGATTTCATTAAGAAGGAGATTGCTTCTGGGTTTCCGGCGCGCTTCGATAAGGGAATTGATGAACGAACTGCTCTAAAAAACCTCCGCGACTTCTATCAGTCAAAGGGAACAGAAAACTCCTTCCGGTTATTGTTTCGATTGGTATTTGGTGAGGACATTGATATATATCTCCCATCAGAAAATATGCTCCGACCGAGTGTTGGGGAGTGGGAACAGCGAACAACATTGCGACTGGATTCGCGCATAAAGGATCTCCTATCGGATGCGCCGCGCGATGTTTCTGATATCGTCGGGCAGAGGGTGACGGGGATATCATCTAAAGCAACTGCGATTATTGAACGAGCGCAAAAAATAATCTATGCTGGAAGCGCGTTTATTGAAGCTGACATCACTTCAAAGGCTGGTACATTTGAACCCGACGAGCAGGTTCGGGTTGCATATATTGAAGCAGAAACAAACTCCGCAGTCACAATCGAACTCAAAAATTATGGACTAATTTCATCTATTGATATCACTGATGGTGGTTCAAACTATGCCATTGGAGATCAAGTATCCATTGGTGGTAGTAATGGGCGCGGCACCATTGCAAGAGTTTCTGATGTAGATTCTACAACAGGTGAAGTCAAAGCTATTGAAATAATCGATCCTGGGTATGAATACACTGGGCTACCCTCAACACTAAACTTGAACTCTCCCCACAGCGGAGATGCTGGATCTACCCGATTCGAGGCTGGACCACTAGAGTCTATTCTTGATGTTGATTTTAATCATAAAATCCTAGCCAACAGCTTCTTCGCAGAGAGTGACAATCGCGGAGCATATGCAAATACTGGTGCTGTTGGTTTCGATCTTTATGACATCGATGGCGCTACAATTATAAACCCGGCCAGCACGGATGCGAATAGCTTCTCAAACTTCGTAACCGTACCCGGAAAGGATGAGGGGCTTCAGGCTTGGTGGAAGTTTGACTCCTACAATATCATTGGAGATGTAACAGTCAACACGCTTGATGGTACATTTGGAGACGGAAACGATCCAACGGCTAATGTTATCAATTATGGTTATTGGGGCCCACGGGTTTCTGATTCTGTATATCGACCTGATTTCAAAATCCCTGCGTTCGGTTATGGTCCCCTTGACCCACTCAAGACACGAACAGTCCCTTCCCAGAACACTCGCATAACTAACACATATAGCGCAACATCAAATGCGACTTCGGCTAATTCATATAACCCAAATGGATGGGTGGGGTTCAAGCCTATTGTTCTGGACTCAAGTGGCAACGGAAATCATGCTTGGCTCCAAACGGCCAACAATCTCGCCCCGGCTACAAATTTCACTGGGCGCGCTAATGTGGTATCTCGCGGAGCATTCTCGGAGCGAGGTATATTTGGAACGGGATCGCTTGCTAACACTTGGGTGAATGGGCCCAGCGCAACCGAGCCTCAGAATGATCTTGGTGGAATTGTGCTTCGCGCACATGATGACCTACGAAATGCAAACACGCAGACTTGGGTGATGTGGTACTATCCATATGGAGAGATTGGATCCTTCGGTGGAACATATAACAATGACACCGAATGGGTACAATATGACTCTGAAGCGCCGGAGTTTGATGCAAATAACGCACCCAATATCCTTAGCCGTGATGGTGGTTCATATTGGGCCCTTCAGGCCAATGCAACCTCGACGGCAACAAGTGACTATCATGATGTAATCTTCCGATTCCAAGGCGCTGAATGGGATAACGGGAACGCGGTGAATGGTCAGGTTGCAAACACATCAGGACAATTCCCCGGACACAATGCCGGAACGCTGAATGCGGGTGGTGGATCGCTGCGCGCACAAACTTGGAACATGATCGCACTATCTATTGATCATACCGTAGGTGTTGGTAATCTATTCTTCTTTAATACGACGGACGGATTCCATTCCTCCAATGGGTTTTCTATCCCCGTTACACAGGACGCAAACACACCAGCATTAGGAACTTGGCCAGTCGTTAATGGAGACGCTCAAGGTCGTGCTGTTGTTCTTGGTGCTGCATCGGCATCTGCTAATGGAGACAGCAATAGTATTGAACAGAATCCAGCATCATCAGCTCATGGTCGATATGATGAAGTTCGATACTATGACCAAGCACTGAATCAGCAGCAGATCGCTCATCTGTTTAATAATCCGGGTGGGCGCTTCGATAATACCCTATCAGGTGAATGGGCTATTGTTAATCCGGCTGTATCAGGGAACACAGCTGCCGAGTTTCTATATGATAGCGGCGAGGCCTCTCAGATTTTCCGCATAGGAAGTGATGACACTTCAACTGGGCTTCAGGTAGTCTATAATAAAGATATTGCGTTTGACCCAGCCGCACATTATAAACTGACGGTCAAGGCTCGCAACACAGATGCAGGAAACTCATCTAACGTGCAGTTTGGTGTTATTGGTATTGCGGACACAGGAACACGGTTGCTCGGATACGACGCAGCAGATGATTGGGATAAGTCACAACCCATTGCCCAATCGGGCGCGGACCTCGGAACAACATGGGTAGAGAAGACGGCCGTCTTTGGAGGCAACAGCTCACCCTTACATTCTGGTTGGGACGCTACGGGTGACGGCGAAGGTACATATACATGGAACAATCCAGCCAAGTTGTATGGTGACGTGGGTGCTGCGGCGGGAAACACAACATTCTTCCGGCCGGTTCTTAGATGGGATGAGTGGACCGCTGGCGACTTCACCGAGATTGAATATGTCAAAGTTGAAGTGCAGCGCCCTGCTACCCTGACTGCTACAATCGCAGGTGAGTTTGTATGGCCCGGGCGCGAAATAGGAGATGCTGGGAAACTCAGTACATCACCAGCGGGTATATGGCTACCAAAGCATCTTAGTGATAATAATTTCTATCAGGCATATTCATATGTTATTCAAAGTGGATTGTCCATTGAGGACTACCGGCAGATTGTGGATAAGCTCGTCCACACTTCAGGTAAGAAACTATTTTCTGAGGTTCAGCTTACATCAAAGGCCGATTTAAGTCTAACTGCGTCTGCATTCAATGAGTCTCTTATTAGGCTCTTGTTTATATTCTACGGTGGATCTGAATCTCTACTACTAGGGCCCGATGAGCGCTGGGACGGCCGTTCCCTAAAGGGTGATGTGGCGATCAAGTCCGAATTCGGGCTATATGATTTACCAGACCTTCCGTTCGACCTTGATCTTGCTCATGGTGAATTTGACGTTTTGGATCACTTAGCGGTGATTGCTCAACAAGACCAAACAGAAGACTTCACGGGAGAAAAAACAATACTGACCCTCTTCTCCACTGATTCTAAATTTAATGGAGATACGATTACAAAATTTGCTGATACTATTTCTACCGCGCCACAGGATTTATATGCCGGATGGAGAGTTGTTCGCGGAAGCTCGGATAATGGCGGCACCATTATTGATGGACGGAACCTAACAATTTACCCAGACCCCACGAAGCACCCATTCCCCTTTATTCAAACCCGCACTTCCACCACCGACTATACATACAACATAGATGGAACAGAGTATCCCAAGGTACAAATGAAAATCAAAAGAGTGTCCGGTACCCGAGACACCGCTTGGACTGGAACTATGTTTTGGGGAAGAGTAGATGGTCTAGATAATAGAAGCCTTGACGGTAGTAACGTTGCCGATGGAGTAGTCACTCCTCGTGACTATCCATATGGTCGAGATACCGTAACTGGAATAAATTACTCCAAAAACGTCCCGCGACCTTTCTCTTGGGACGTGCCGGGAGGCACCGACTTCCATATCCTCGAATGGGACTTTACAAACGATCCTCGATGGGAAGGGGAGACTATCACAGAACTTCGATTTGATTTTGATCGAGGGGCTACAGTAGATAATCCGACTGATAACGTGTACGAGATTGAGTATATTAGGTTTGTTGCTGCGGATCAATTTACATATGGTTCACCTAACGGTCCTGCTTGGATTGCGTGGGATCAGTCTCCTCTCGATAATCCATATGCCAATGGGCATTATAGTTCGGTTCTGTATCCAGATCCAACATACGCCTCGTCAAACAGCGCAACGCGGCCAACAAAGGAAACGCTAATTTGGGAAGTGAGTGGTGCCTATGCGAAACTTGTGACAGGATACGAGAATGTACCACCACCAACACCACCAACACCACCAATAATAGCACCGCCGCCGATTCTTATACCTTCACCGCCGGGTCTACCAGAACCAGCACCAGCACCACCACCAACAGCACCAGAACCAGCACCAGCACCACCACCAACAGCACCAGCACCACCAACAGCACCACCACCAACAGTACCAGAACCAGAACCAGAACCACCACTACCACCAACACCACCACCAACAGCACCAGAACCAACACCAACAGTTCCGACACTTCGATCCGAAGCCACTTATGAGCAAATGCAAATCGAACTTCAAAACTCGACGGTGACTGTTAGCAACATAACAGACACAGCAGTCGCCGACTCAACTTTAAGTATTTACCGACCAGATGGTGCGGTTGGTTCTCCGGGTCCACCGCTTCTTTATGTAACTGGTATGACCAGTGAAGATTACACGATAAATGATGTCTTAGAACTTACTGGCTTTAGTGATGGTTCTGTGCAAAGGGTCACGGTCATAGCAGCCTCAACTCAGGTTGGGGCTGCACCCAACAATCGCACAGTCATTACCATAGAACCTAAGCTGACACTGGATATTACAATAGAAACAGAACCAACACCAACAGTTCCGACAATTCGAACCGAAGTCACTTATGAGCAAATGGCAATTGAACTTCAAAACTCGACGGTGACTGTTAACAACATAACAGACACAACCGTCGCCGACTCAACTTTAATTCTTTACCGACCAACTGGCGCGGCCGCGGCCGGGCCATCTGGTTTACCGATTCTTATTGTAGGTGGTATGACCAGTGAAGATTACACGATAAATGATGTCTTAGAACTTACTGGCTTTAGTGATGGTTCTGTGCAAAGGGTCACGGTCATAG